GAATAATATTAGATACAGATACATACGATAAAGTGTATGTAACATGGAGTCCGTAATGCCACTATCAGATATGATAAAAGATATTGCACAATCAGCAGGCCTTAAGACGCAGGCCCAACGAACAAAAGAGATGAAAGAAGAAGCTGAAAGGCTTAAAAAGAAAAAAGAGGCTGAGGAGGCCAACAATACTAAATGAACGAGCAGGATAAAATCAAGGGAATAGTGTCAGTATTTGAGCGCATAGCTGACGAACTAGGCATTACCCAAGATAAGACATATGATTGCAAATGCCGCATAGGCAAGATGCTTGATCGCCTTGTTGGTCCCTGCTGGAGATATGAAGTTAATTTGCACACGCCAATGGGAGCAGATCCTTTCGGCGGCGGCTGGATGCCAGACATGGATGTGATGGATAAGCCTGATGCACATGAGCTTGACGAGATGTATAGACGCATGCGCCTTTTAGCCCGTGATAGGGGAATGGCCGAAACACGTCTTGAGCACATGCCCTCTGAAATGGACCATGAGGCTTATGCAAAAGTGCCAGATCCTGTGTCAAAAGTAATAAAGGTGGTAGTGTCGCGTGGCTAGCCTTACTCTAGAGCAGCGTAAAAAGCTAAAGCTTTTGGAAATGAGAAAAAAGCTTGCCACTAAATTATCTCTTGCCTTCGATCCTCACATTTTAGATTCTCGCCCAACTCCTGCTCAGCTTGAGATAATAAAATCAAAAGTGCCCATCAACTTTGTGGTGGGATCTAACAGATCTGGTAAGACAGCTCTTGGCGGTAGGATAATAAGCTGGTGGTTTATGGAAAATCACCCACACATGTCTAGGCCTAAAGAATGGGGAGATAAGCCCATAAAAATATTAATGATGGGCCAAGACACTAGAAACATTCAGTTTGAGATATTTGCAGAAAAAATAAAGCCTTTCATCGGAGTGGAAGGCGTTGATTATAAAGTTAAGCGTGACGGCGGCAATGTATCTGCTGTCACAAATTTACATAATGGGAACGTAATTGTTTTTATGTCACACTCAGACGCTGAGCAGGCCCGCCGTCGTGGTCAGGGCTTTACAGCTCAAATTGTGTGGCTTGATGAGATGCCTAGTATTTCTAGCATTTTAACAGAGCTTATCATGCGTGTAGTTACAACCAATGGATATATGTATACAACATTTACTCCGCTAATCAGAAATGATGAGATAAGAAAGATTGTTGACAGCGCAGACGGCATAAAAACTAAAAAGTGGCTTATCTCCATCTTAGACAATCCTTCTTTGTCTGAAGAAAGAAGAGCAGAGCTCATATCTTATTTTAGATCTATTTCTGGATCTGAATCTGAATTTAGAGCCAGGATGTATGGGGATTGGCTTGCAGCGGAAAGCCTGGTGTTTAAATATAACTCAGACTTAAACCTAGACAATCCATCTGGATACGACCCACAGATCTGGCCACATGTAGCTGTAGTTGATCCTGCGGCCTCTTCAATTGCTGGCCTATCTGTGTGGGCACGTCACCCGTCTGCAGACGTTTGGTGGTGTGTCAAAGCTAAGTATTTGAATGGACAAGCATTTAGTGAGCTTGTTCAAACAGTGGAGGGGGAGATAGTTCACTTCAATATAATTAAACGTATATGTGACTGCAATCCTTCAGGGTTTTATCATGAGGCCTATTTACAAGACATTAAATACGTGCCTGTATCAGACAAACAGTATAATAAAGAAAACATGATAGACGCTTGCAATAAGGCATTAATGGAAGAAACTGTATATCTCACAAATGGCGCACAAACATTAATAGATGAACTGACAGTGTGCTCTAGACATGAGGACGATCCTTCGAGAATACTAAAGGCGTCTAAATATCATACAGCAGACACCTTTAGATATTTCATACACGCTAAGCCTAAGTACGAGGGACCAAAACAAGTAGTAGACAGAGAGGCCTTAGTGCGGTATAATTGGAAGCAGCGCCTAAAAAAAGAAGGTGAAAAATATAAGGCAGCTAAAGAAAAACAAACACGAAAAACACTGAGAAGGCTACGGAGAAGGCGATGATAGAGTTTATTACAATTTTTGCGTGTGTGGTTGTTTGTTCTCTCACATTGAAAAAGGCGCACAATAATCTAAGAAGTGCCAAAGCAATCTTGGAAGACATTGAGGCCCATCATAAATTTCTTATTTCTGTGGCGTCTAAAGAATCTAGACGCAGCAAGTGGAGGAAATAAAAATGAAGACTAAGCTAAAGGTGTTAAGTTGGACACCAGAGCAAGCCGAGGAGCATCTTAAAAAAAGATATCTAAAGGCACAAAGACACCGAAAAGAAAGGTGGGAGCTTCAATGGAAAACAAATGAGGCCTTATTGTTTGGTGTTGGAAAAGGTCCAATAAATTCAACCCTAAGCTTTAATTCTCTTGCCGAGGTGTTTGCTTCTGAAAGCGTTGGAAGCAGTGACCCTAGAAGCATGCACATACCTCAAGTGATACGAAACTTAAGAATCCTTCACAGCCAACTTTCTGCAAATCCTCCCTCCACTCTGGCAGAAGCTCTATCCAACGAAATCGAAGACCAACAAGCGGCAAAGGTGGCAAATCACTTAAGAGAGTATGCCATGTATAAGTATAAGTGGCAGGAAAAGGTAGATCTTGTCACGCTAGCTTGTCAGGTGTACGGCACAGGATTTGGTAAATGTGTATTTGATGGTACTAAAGGAGAGCTACTTAGTTACAATAGCGAAGACGATAGTGTGGTCATGACTGGCGATAACATAGTTAAGCCTGTCCTTGTGTGGAATATGTTTATAGATCCTGATGCAGAGGCTTGGGATGAGGTAAAGTATGTATTTGAAAGACATATGTTTTCTTTTGAAGAGGCTATGTCTAGGTTTCCTGAATACAAAGAAAAGCTTGAGCAAGTAGCTGTTGACTCAGGGCAACATCCCATGGATTTTGATGGATTTGTTAGAGGCGAAAAAGGCCTAGAAAAATCCAAAGTAGACGATATAGAAAATGCAATTATACCAATACTAGAGTATTATGAGAAGTCTATGCCTGTCAATGGCATGGCCGGAAGACATTGCTTTTGTTTGCCAGACGGCACAATTCTAGGAAGCATGGAAGCATCGCCTATACCTGGAGGAAAACTTCCATACGGGTGCCTAACTGATATTGATGTTCCAGGGGAAGTGTATGGAAAAACTCCTGTAGACTACGCTGTGAGACTTTCCGCAGTAGTTGATGAGCTGGATGGCATGATACTTGAGAATGTGGAAATTCATGGAAGCATACACCTTGTTGTATTTGACGGGGCAGATGTTGACCAAAACTCTTTAACGGAAAATCCAGTAGACGTTATAAAAGTTAATGGTGCGTCAAATCAAGCACCATTCCATCTTTCGCCACCTCCCCTTACTGGTGACATATACAACCTAAGAAACTCCACCATGAAAGCAATAGATGACGTTATGGGAGTGAACGAGGCGCTTAAAGGGGAAATACCAAGAGAGCTTTCCGGCTTTGCTGTGCAGCAGGCAATGAATGCAGCAAACATGTCCAGGCGGCGCCTGTATAACAAGTATACATTATTTACTGAAGACATGTGGCGACTGTTTCTTGATAGTGTCGAGAAAAACTGGACAATTAAGCGAAAAGTGTTGGTGGTTGGTAAAGAGGATGCCACAAAGGTGGCCTCCTACAGCGGAGCAGATTTAAACGGAGGCTATGTGATAAAGGTATCATATGGTACGATGTTTTCCCTCGACCCTGCCCAAAGGCGTCAGGAGATACTACAAGCTCAGCCTATTTTGGAAAAAGCTGGTATTACGCCTAAACAAATTGCTAAACATTTGCGCTATGATGACATTGAGGGCGTATTTGATATAATCGAAATCGCTGAAGCTCGGCAAATTGAGATATTTGAAAAAATGATACTATCTTACCACAAGTTTGGTGAAGTGAGATATATTTCAGCTTCTGAGATGGATGTGGCATATCATGCGGAAATGGCAGAGGCTGGATATCAGTATGTCATGAGCAATTACTTCTTAGAGCAAGATAAAGAAGTTAAAACAGCAATTTACAAACATATAAGAGAACGCGAAGAGATGGCCGCTAAACAGGCAGCCCCTCAAGCGCCTGGTGGTGCTGCCGCTGGTCCAGGTGGAATGCCTGGAGCCCCAGGCGGGATGGGTGGCGGGGGAGCTGGTGCTCCTCCACCCCCAGGCTTAGGCGCGATGATGTAGTCCGCCTAATTTTCCCCTTGACATATCCCTCCATTTTATGATACCTTTAAATAGACTAATTGCGCGCCAAATGGCCGCATTTTTTCCACTTCTACCCTTCCTAGCTTTGTCCTAAGAACATCTTTTGAGGATGGAATGCCCTACCCTTGCAGATGTTTTTAAGAGAGCGCTAGCATAAGGATGAAGAGCCTACCATAGCATTTAGAAAGGAATAAAATGCAAAATGACAAAACGGCTTCAATGCCATCAGAAAGCTGGAACCAAAGCTCTAACAATTACGATGCACTTAATGATGCCATTTTTAATGGTGGATCTTTGGACAACGTAGAAATCCCAAGCGAAAGTCAGGGATTTATTAAAGACAGCCCAGGTTCTTCATCTCTAGACGCACTAGAGGACGCCAACCGAGCATCTCAAAATCAGTCACCATCTGCACCTTCTGAGCAAACTGAGCAAGAGAAAGTGTTAGAAAAGTTAAAGGTGAATGGTAAAGAGATCGAGTTTGATTTTTCAGACAAAGAGCGTGTAAAGCAAGAAATCCAAAAAGGACTTGCGGCTCAGCAAAGGTTAAAACTTGCTAAGCAAATACGACAAGAAAATGAAAAACTTAAAGCTAAATTAGAGTCGTTAGCTCCTTCTAAAGAAGTTGAAGACTTTAAAAAAGCAAGGCAGCTGATGGAAAAAGGCCACCATGATGCAGCTCTTCGCAGTATTATGGGAGAAGAAGCCTATAATAAATACCTCAGCTCTAAGGTGAGCGAAGAGGTTGATTATAGAAACGCAAGCCCTGAAGAAAGAGCTTCTATACAAGCCAAACGTGATGCCATCGTAAGACAACTTGAAGAGGATGAACGTAAGGCAGAAATAGAGAATCTTCGTGCAGAACTGGAATCCCAGCGAGCAAGCGTTACAGAGCAGCAGTACTCAGGCTACCTAGAAGATGCCCGTTCCACCTACGATCTAGGAAAATGGATTGATGATGGCGAAATGGCAGGGGAGCTAAACGAATCTCTACAGTTGGCTGCTAACAATGAGATCGTGAGAGAGCAGCAGCTTCGTGAAAGGGCTCAGGAATTAGGGGAATATGCTCCTGATGTATCTAGTAAAGAAATACGAAAGATATATCATAAGCATGCACGCCGCCTACTTTCTTTTTATAAGAAGTCTGCAGACGTTGCCGCGACACAGAAAATAGAGCAGCAATCTCAGCAGGCCGCACAAGCAGCACAACTAGCAAGTCAAAGAAATTACACAAACAAATCGCCGCTTGATGGCTGGAATGGCTCAATGGAAGAATTGCTTTCCAGAATCAACGGCAAAATTTAAAAAATTAAAGGAATTTAGAAAATGGCAGTTAATCAATTAGAAGATCTAGACATCAGCGGATTTTTGAAAATCTATCAAATGAATGGTTTTACTCGAAACCTTTCTGAAAACTCAGACATGTGGAATCATTTCACAAAACTAAAAGAGATGGACCCACAAGCAAAGCTTTTAAAGTATTTGCTACTCACTGAGCTTGGCTATGGTGCTGTTCAGGCAATGTCAGCAGACGGCTCTGGTGCATTCCCTAAAGCGCGACGCTCTAAGCCAGTAGAAGCAGAAGCTCGCTACAAAGAATGGGCATGGACTGTAGATGTTCCTCGCGTTCTAGAAAACAAAACAGGCTCAGAACTAATGCAATACGCTAAGCCTCTAGCAACAGAGCTAGATTCAAAGCAAATCGCATTTGCACGTTTAAAGTGTATTGAGCTTCAAGGTGATGGCACAGGCATTCATGGTGTTGTTTCTTCTGTTTCTTTTTCTGGCGATGACATCTCAATTGTATTAGATCAAAGCTCAGCTAACGCTGGACGTTCTTGGGTAAGATGGTTTCAAGAAGGCGACCTTTTCAAAGTGAGAAGTGATGCAGGTGTTGACAGAGTTGTTAACACTGCTGTCACTCCTAGTTACTACAAAGTGGTTGAAGTTGATGAAGCAGCTAGCTCTATCAAATTCAATGCGTATGATAGCTCAGATGCAGTGATTACACCAAATGACAGTAATGACGACATCGTAGCTGGTGATGTTCTACAACGTATTGGAACTTCTGCTGTTGATGTATCTGGAACAATTTCTGATGAGTATTCCACTATTTCAGAAGTGATGGTGGGACTTGAGTCATTGATTGCAGCTGATGGACGACTTGTTCACGGCATCGCAAGAAGCGGAGCTCTAAAAGGCACTGAGCGTGACCTAGGTGGTGTAGCTATCGACTCTAAGCACTTCCAGCAAATTCTTTCTCGCTTGAAAGTTAATGCTGGTAAAGGCCGCTACAAGTATCCTTCTGCGTTCATGTCAGATTTGACATACGATGCTTTAGTAGAAGCTCGTGAAACTGACCGTAGATTCCACAGCATCGAAGACTCAGATCGCGGTGTTAAGGGGATTGGCTATGTTCACGGCAAAGACAGAGTTGAGTTTATGCCTGACGAGTTTGTCCACGGACAACGTATCTGGATCTTACCAGAAGGCAAAGACGCTCTATGCTAT